GACTTCAAAGGCAAAGCTGGCTCTATCGCATACGATGAAGGCGAAGAGTACGTCGACAACGCTATGCGTATTCTGATGAAGAAACCAATGCACGGCACAAGTAAGACGGGCATGAAAGTATCGCGGTCGCTACGCTTCTTTAACAACGTATCGCTCCTTGGCTTTACCACCCTGACATCTATCGGTGACTTGGGCTTGCCTATCATTCGCTCTGGCTCTTTCAAGTCTTGGGCAAACGGAGTTAAAAACCTCAAAGACCCTGACTACAGAGAGATGATCCGCAACGTAGGTGTTGCTATGGAGAATATTGTACACGAGCGCATGGTTCACCTGTACGGTGCGCCTGACAACAAAGCCTCGCACGCATTCTTCAATGCGACATTACTTACACCGTGGACAGATATGAACCGCATGATTGCAGGTGCTACTGGGTTTGAAACATTCAAGACGATGCAACAAAAAGCGTTCACTAACTTCAAGACAGGAGTTCCATACGCGAAACAGTCTGCACAATACAAAACTGCACATCGTTTCTTAAAGAACTACGGTCTTACTGAGTTCTTACCCGGAGCAAAACGTGCCGGGGAAAGTATTGGTTCGATTGATATGAAGACAGACGATACAATTCGTATGGGTATTATCAAGTTCGCAGACGATGCAATCTTCCAGCCCAACCCAAATGACATACCTATGTGGGCGCAGACGCCTGTTGGACAACTTGTTTTCCAACTCAAGTCTTTCCCACTGATGATGTCACGGATGACAGGCCATATACTTAGCGAAGCAAACCATGGCAACTTCAAGCCTCTGATGTATCTCGCGTCTGTAGGGCCAGCTTTTGGTGTCGCAACACTGGCCGCAAAAGATGTTATCCAGATGCGTGGTGGTGATGATGACCGTAGCCCAGACTTACGAAAGCGTAATGTTCTCAAAGCTCTTGGCTATGACAAGAAAGTACATGGTGATGAGGATGATTTCCTTGGTTGGTATGTAGAAAGTATGCTTGTGATGGGCGGCTTTGGTCTTATCGGTGACGTTATTCACTCGGCAGTAAGCCAAGTAGATAACGGAGCATACGGTCAACAGCGTATGTGGGGTACAGTTCTTGGCCCATCATTCGGTTTAGGCAACGCGGGAATGCAAGTCACTGCTGGTATCTTCGATGAAGGTGACAACAGTAACTCCAAAGAGCGTTCGGCGATGCGTGAAGTAGCAACTCGTATTCCAATCCTTGGCGGAAACAGACGTATCCGAGAGGGCATTGTTGATGCCACAGCAGGTGAAGGCTCAAGCGGCAACACTGGCGGATGGCAATCAAGTTGGAACAAATCTTATTGAGGTGAAACATGGCTATAGCAATGGAGAAAATACTGGCATGGAAACTGATGCCGCGTCTTATGATGTTGGTTATGACCATCATGTATATACGCGTTATTGAATGGTTCATGTCACTACCGCAAGACGTCGTTAGCACACAAGCTACAGCGTTGACTGCAACTGTAACAGGCGCACTCACGGGTGCTTTTGCCGTATGGGTAGGACATGAGAAATGATACAAGCATTTATTGGCCCAATAGCAAACTTAGCTGGCACATGGCTCAACTCTAAGGTTGAGACGAAGGCGGCTGAGACACGCATGAAAGTTTCTGAGGCAGACGCGAAGGCAAAGATAATGTTATCTGCGGCTACGTCTGAGGCAGACTGGGAACGCATCATGGCACAAGGAACCCAGAACTCGTGGAAAGACGAATTTCTGGTAATTTTATTTAGCATCCCGTTAGTGCTTTCGTTCTGTGGAGAGTGGGGGCGGAAGGCTGTTGCAGACGGGTTCGCGGCTTTGTCTACAATGCCAGAGTGGTATCAGTACACATTGGGTGTAATCGTTGCCAGTAGCTTCGCCGTAAGATCAGCCACCAAATTCTTTGGAGGCAAGAAGTAATGAAGTACACAAAGGATTTAGTTGTTCTCATCATGGCTACAGGCTTAATGCTTTTGCTTGGCTTGATTGTGTATGATGAGTTTTCAATGGCGTCAGAACATGACGCTGAGTTAGACCAAAACATTATAGAGTTACTGCAAATGTCCATCACAGGTATCGTAGGTGTTGTAGCTGGTTATGTTAGTGGAAAGGATCGTGGTGATTAGCTATGGAAAATTTTAAATTACCGATAGCATTAGTATTGGCTATGGCCGTGCAATTAGCAGGTGGCGTCTGGTGGGTATCTCAACAGGCGTCAACCATATCAGGTCTCGAAGAGACTGTCAGTCAGCTTGGTTCTCGCATGGCTATCGAAGACAACATTAATCTTAAACGCGATGTTGCGAACAACAGTGAGGACATTGATCGCATCTGGGACGAACTCGAAGAAGCGTGGGACGAAATGGCGGGTCTAGCCAGCATGATCTCAAGGGTCACAGAAGTACAACAACGCGTGGCGATTATTGAGAATGAACTCAAATACATTTCTAACGGCGTTAGATAAATGGAATACTGGCAAGTATTCCTACTCTTGATGGTGAGTATAAACACCATTGTAAACTGTTGGCGTCTGCACATTGAAAGGAAAAGAGATGAGTAACGCGATGAAGATGTTGCAAGAGAAGTGTGGTGCAACACCAGACGGTTCGTTTGGGCCAAACACTGCAAGGTCTATTGCTAAACATTATGAACTATCGCCAGAACGTGCGGCACACCTGTTAGGTCAGGCGTCACATGAAAGCGGTGGTTTCAAACGCGTCAAAGAAAGTTTGTATTATAGTTCTCCCGAACGGATACAACAGGTCTGGCCTTCACGCTTCAAGACAGTGGAAGACGCAAAGCCATACGCACGCAACCCAAGTAAGCTGGCTGGTAAAGTATATGCTGGTAGGATGGGTAATATTTCTGAGGCCGAAGCCGCAAAATTTTTGGGAAGAGGTTTCCTTCAATGCACCGGCCATACAAATTACAGACTGTTCGCCAAGGAAATGCGTCTGCCAGAAGTTCTGAACGACCCATCATTATTGGAAGGTGAGTATGCTTTCGACAGTGCTATATGGTTCTTTGAGCATAACAAACTATTCGATCTTGCAGACAAAGGTATATCAGACAGCGTGATTAAAACGATCAGTTGCAGAGTGAACGGTGGATACCATGGTCTGGATGACAGGATGGTACAGACGAAAAAGATATATGGGTGGCTAACGTAACTTGTCTGGCTTGCCAGTGAACATGTTCAGCCTACGATTTATCTCTTCATTGCGTTCAGTGAACTCTGCACCCAAAGCTGAATAGCCAATCTTATCAACCCAACTATCATTGTGGTCAGGACAGTTTAATAAACGTGCTGTCTTGACCCAATCCATCATAAGAATAACGTGTTGCTCTGTCAGGTATCCACGATCATTCATCGCGGCTCTCACAATTATATTCCAACCTTCTGCAATCTTATTATGGTTCTCGAAAGCATCTCCATAATCCTTGGCTCTCTCACCATTGATTAGTTCTTTAGCTGTATCTAATACCTCATCGCGTTTCATACATTCGCTCCTGCCATGAATACCATTTTCGCTTGCTGTAAAAGCCATTCTTTCTGGGCGTCTTCCTGTCTAACCAATGCCTTCAATTCAACACACTCATCACGCAGACGCGTGCGCTTCTCTCTAGCCCTTGCATACTGGGCTTTATTTTCTTGTGTAGATTTTTCAGCAAGTAACTCTACCAGCCTGTCAGATATAGACAGTATCTCGTTTTCTTTTTCCTCAACCGAACGCATCAGTTGATTAATGCTAAAGCTCAAATCTAGGTAATGCTCACGGTACTCAACAGGATTTTTATTCCTACTGAGCATCTGCCAGTTCGTAGTTTTTGGTTTCATTACATCACTCCTTTGGCAACGGCTCATAGAGTGTGTAATCATTGCACAGTTCGAACGCGTCTTTGTCGTGCTTGTTGCAGTGCCATCCACCATCTGGCTTTGGCCTAACAAACTGACAAGTCTGGCATCTCTTAGCAACCTCTGCACCTTCCCAACATGCGCCAGACTTAAAGCATCCTCGACATCTCCAGTCTGAACTATCTACGCTGATCTTTCTGGCATCTCCATCAAGCACACGTTGCACGCGCTCCTTGAGGTGGCTGAACTCGAACTCATCGTAGTCCACAATCTCTGCGTGGTACTCTGAGTTATTCTTACAGACAGCAATAAAGAAACTGCTGTAAATTTTTGACATGCCCATCATCATCATCAACTGGGCGTAGTATCTTGGATGCGAATACTTAACGCCATCCTTCTTAAACTTTTTGAATGAAGCATCGTTCATCGACTTGATCTCCAAGACGCGCAACTCTCCATC